CGGAAAGGTGTGTCAACATCTAATCCTGTGACAGCAGAGGATGTAGTGACTGTAATTGTGGTGGTTGGTGTAGCACCATCACCTGCTCTGATACTACTAATGCCAACAGATTCGCCAGTAGAACCAACAATACGATATTCATCAATTTTAGGTTGAATATCAAGACTTGTAGATGGATAATCTGGTTCAATTGCACGACCAGATGATTGACCGTAAGCAATACCTACTTTTTCATAATACATTTGAAGGTCTGAACGACCAGCGTTGAAATTACTAATAAATTCATCGTTGATTTCAACATTATTAAGACCATCAGCATATTCAAAACATCTCAGTTTGTGGTGAGAGAAGTTAGGTACGAATTCGTTTGAAGTATAGTCCTTATAAACCTTACCATTTGCATCACCATCAAAGAATGAAAACTGCCAGAAATAGCAAGCACCAGTTACTCTGAAGATTGCAGATGCTTCAATATTATCATTTTCTGGATCAGGAACATACTTTGGTCTAATTTTTGTCTTACGAAGGTCAAGACCAACGATAGATGTGCCTCTTGGGACGATAACACCGCCACGAACACTATTCAGTTTGTGAAGTTGATTGTCAGAAGATGCAAGGTCAAAGTTAGAAGATAAGTCAAACTGGGAGAGATTATCTGTTGTCGATCCGTTTCTTAGTTTATAATTATTCGATCCATCGGGAATATATCCAGGTCTGTTATCAACAACGTGATCACCTGGATACAATAAGACTGTAGTCTTACCAAATCTATCGTTATCAAGACCTCTCTGATATGAAAATCTTGCTGCTTCAATCAAAGCACGCTGAATGGTTTTGAAGGGACGAGTCAGCGAATTCCCCTGATTTTCAATACTATCTGTGGCGTCTAAACTATTCGGATCAACATAAAGAATAGTACCACGAGTAGATTTCAGAAAATTATCTAATCTGGAAAGACCCATCTTATTACACTATAAGTTCTGTTATGGATTATTTATCAAACGAAAAAAGGGCAACCCATATGGGTCACCCTTTTCGCACTTCCTTCACACCTTTATATATTACCCTTCTTTTAACTCGTTGTCAAGTATATATTCAACCGTGTTTGCAACATCATTCATAGCATCACGAAGTTCCTCTTGACCACCAGTATGTTGTGCCATAACTGAGGTTTCTGTAAGTGACCAGCGCCACTCTTTCATTTGTTTGTTGTACCAAAGGTTTATGACCATAAATCCTCCTAATAAGCCAACTATCGGACTTGAACCGATGACCTGAGCTTTACAAAAACCCTGCTCTATCCAGCTGAGCTAAGTTGGCATCAATCTACAGGTAACAGTTCTGGGTTTTCTAATTCTAACTCAAAACACATGGGATGACATTCTTCTGCCATTAGGTACATAGAAGACCTGTACATCTTCTCTGCATCCCACCTTGGACCTGAATTCGCTAGTTGTATGACGCTTGGATTTTGCCTAGCAAGTTCTGGGAGTTCATCAAAGGTAAATGGAATATTTTGAATACAATACAACAATACCAGATGTTCCCCCTCATGATCGTACCAGGCATATTTGGTGTCTATGCGGTATTTCATGGGTCTAAATTTACCCTATGTCCCTATTTAGGGAATAGGAGCGGGGGGACTTGAACCCCCACGAGATAATTCTCAACAGATTTTAAGTCTGGTGCGTCTACCGATTCCGCCACGCTCCCTAAAAATCAGACGTATACTCTTTAATACCGTCGTCAGTCTCAAGATACAATTCTATCATATCTTCGTAAACCCAGCAATCTTCACTTTCAAGGTGTTCAACGAGTTTTGACCATAAATCAGGTTCAAACTCATCAACGAACATTCCCCATGATCCAGTATCTACAGGATCTGGGTCCCAAGTGCAGATTTTGACATCTGGGAAATTTTCCTCTAAAAAAGATACAACATTGAGTTGATCTTCTTCATTTTGGCAGTAAATCCTCAGATCATCCATTGTATGTCGGGGGATGAAACGTACAATATTCGTTAAAGGTGATTTTCATCTCCTTATTGGTCAGACCTGCATTCTTCGCTGCTTTGGGTAAGTTCCACTTCGCTGCGAATAACATTTCCATAGATTGTCGGGTTTCGGGTCTCATACTCGTAGCATTTGATGATTTCTTCGTAAAACCCCTCAGGGTAAAAATTTGGCGGGATTTTTTTTCCGCCTTTTTTGGAATTAAAAGTCATTTTTGCTCAGAGGGGGTTTTTGTATGCCAGCACATCCTCTTCACACTTGTCACGCACCAACTCAAGCACTGCCATGAACTGATCCACGGTTTCGCAGTCAACAACACGCTCATCACCCTCATTAGAATAGAGGAAGAACTTGCGACTCACGGGGTCAACGACACAGCGGGTGAGATACTCGTCTTGCATGGGGTTCGTTTGATTACCTGCATATTATAGGTCAATCAGCAGGGGGTGTCAACCTCTTATACCAGAATGATAGGACGAATCTTTCATTGTCCTCCACCTTGCTGACATAGTGTAGGAGTTGAGAGTTGGAGAACACGATAAGTTTACCCACCTCTGGTTTGATATCATACTGTTCAAACAGGGTGTGACCACCTTCAAAGTCATCATTAAGGTAAAGCATCGCAGCGAAAACATCAGGGTTGTGAATATTGTTGTCATCCACATGTGGTTTCATGAATGTTCCGATAGGCCAACGAACCACACCCACATAATCCAGTTCTATCTCACTATCAAATGACTTGCACAGTTGATTAACTCTTGCAATAACAGAGTCCTCAGTTGGAACAATACTATCAACATCACCACCAAGATACCGAGCACCCTGGTTTTCCCACTCTACAGTCGTAAGATAGGTGTCACCACCACGGCTCACATCACCATAAGGTATTGGATTTTGGTTTTCTTTTGATAGTTTGATATATTTTTGACAATCTTCCTCAGTAATAAAATTGTCTTCAACGAAGATTAGTTTTCTCACTTAGTTCTTGTATTCTGCTCTCTCGCGTAGTTAGGATCTTTATAGTTCCTGTCACTCTCAGGTATTTGATGGTGATTAGGATCAGGATAGTCCTGACATGACTCACCTTCATACTCAGTAATCAATGGATTGATGTCATTTCTCTCAGCATAGACATGGAAGAAGCAATCGATGGGCATACCACCTTTCGACTGGAGATAGATCTTTTCGCTGTCCCATCTTTTTACAATCACATCCTGGTGAGCACCAATAGGTTGCAACTGCACAGAAATGCTATCTTCATACACAAAATCTTTCCAGTAACTTGGAAGAATGATTACCTTTTCGTTCTTAACACGACCTCTGTAATAGACAGCAACCTCAGGTCCCTCAACACAGGCATAGCGAAGACGATATCCGTCTCTTGATGGGTGTTCGATATCAAATGGTTTTGGTCTTGCATCTGCTGCAGAAAATCTGGAGGAGAGTGTCTGTCCATTGGTGCCAATCGCAAAAATAGCATCACCCTTGCTATCAATGGTCGTAACATTATTGACATTGATAGCAGTGTCAAGTTCGCTTTTAATAGTCAGAGTGTTTTGTGTAGACGCATCGTCACCCTGGATATACACATTTCCCTTAACCCAAAGAGAATGATCTGCTGGTTCGCAGTCGTCATCATTATTTTTAGTTCTACCAACCATCAAAGTAGCTTGATTTTCACCAAACTCTGTGGGTCCACCGAAAACCACAGGTCCTTCAGCATACATTGAACCATTAATCTTTTCATCTCCCTCTTTGATTGCAGGGACAATACCGGTTCCAACTTTTACTTGACCACCAACATTGATGTCATCAAAATTATAAGACATGTTTACTCCTATGCTTTGCTTTCTTTTTCACAGATTTTTTTGCCACCAACCTTACTATCTTTAACTTTACATGCGTCAGTGACCCCACGAATGATTGAACTATAGATTTTCATGCAGGCATTTGCTGATAACTCAGTGACACCTGGGGTGACCATCTTGATTAATGACTTTGCATCAAGGTTATATTTTTTACACTTGACATCAATAGTCTCGGTGGCATTCATACGAATATTGCCCTTTGATGATCCCTCACCATGAGCAATCATCTCAATATCAGTTGCCTCCATACGGATTTTGCCATTAGACGCTTTGATGATAATATTGCCATTCTCAGCAACAAATACCATACTATCTAACGCTTCCTTCTCATCTGGATCAGTAATGTCTGGCCATTCGCCACATTGGACTTGGAAGACCGCTGGATTAGTTGATGTTGTCCAACCTTTTCGTGGTCCATCTGCATCCATGAAGAATCTATGTTTACCATCAGCAGTTTCGACCATGAATGCAGCAGTTACATCACCAGGTCTGTGAATCTTACCGAAGTGGATTCGACCATGCCGATTGCCATATTGAATGGCATCATAGTTTGACTTACCATTGCCACGATTAAGTGAACTTGACGTATTT